AGAACAAGTGATTTAATTTTATGTTCTATGATATAGTCTTTTAATGCTTCTCTGATTCTTGAGACTACAAGTTTGTAATTGATGTCATTTATGTTATCATGCCATTTATTTTCGCAAAAATATTTATCCTGTTGTTCTATCCATGCCAATAATTCAGGATCTTCTACCTTTTCGTATTCTATTTGATCCCAAAGTTCATTATCTGAAGATGCCTTATCATAAGAATTAACATAATAGATCTTTTTAATTCCGGCTGCTATGATACTTTTTAGACAATTATCACAAGGTTGAAGAATCGTATAAAGTTCAGCGCCATCAATGCCTATATTATTTCTTGCTGCATAGGCAATAGCATTTATCTCAGCATGAGTTTCATATATCTTTGACCACAGATGATGTTTTTCTCTATCTGTTTCAGGATTGTAATCAGGAAATTGGTCGCAACAATTCTTATAACCGGGAGGTGTTCCGTTTATGCCAGTTGATATGATGCGTTTATCTTTTGCGATAACACATCCTACCTGTTTAGATACGCACTTGGATTCCTGACCAAGTAAGTAAGCTGTTTTAAGAAAAAATCGTTTCATCATATTTTATAGATTAATACAAATATAATAAAAAATATGATACGATGTTCAAAAAAGTGTTAATTTTTTTATAAAAATAACAAAGGGAAGAATTTCTTCTTCCCTTCAATTCCTTTATTTCAAAATGCGCCCTTTCGAGTATTAGATTTCAATCAATTTAACACAGTATCTAATAAACCTTTTAGATTTTCATTATCGCTATTTACAGTTTTAAGGTTATTATTTTTGTCTATATAATATTTTCTTGTAATTTCTTGTTTTTGTTTTAAAAATGGGTTTATTTTCGTAAATCTACATTCTACTTCTCTAACATATACATAATCTTTATTATTTAGATAATATTGATATTTGTCTAACATTGATTTCAATGTATCAATAGACTTTAAATAATTTTTAAATATTATTACATACATGGATGTTTTACTATTTTTATAAATATCATACCACAATAAAAAGTCTCTTTCTTTTAATGCTTCTTCTTTTCTTTCATATGCTTCAAAATCATTTAGTTTTTTTTTTTCATTAAGGGCTTTATAGAATCTAAATATGCGATACACTTTTTAAACTCTATAGTATCAAGTGCCGGCTGACCATAATATTTTCGAATTTTATTATAGCCGATATATCCTGTAAAACCTTCAATAGGATCATAATTAGACGCAACGTCGGCACTATATTCAATTAAGATATTTTTTTCATAAATCTCTGCAGAATCTAAACCAGTGATTTCATCTATTATTTTAAAATCTAAACATTTAAATTTAAGATCCATTTTTACTTCATCTGAAATTGTACTTTCATAATTTTTAATAAGATTTATATAATCTTTATTAGGGTTGCATGATATTAATAAAGTGATCCCTAAGAATAATAAAATTTTTTTCATTTCTTGAAATTTTTTGTTAATAAAATTTAATTAAATAGTTGAACAAATATAATAATTATATCTGAAATAAAGAAATATGTTTTGTTAAATATTTGTTAAATTTTTATACATCACTTCAAGAGCAAGTTCTTATGAATATATAAATAAAAGCGCTAATGGAAAAAAAGTATTATTTTGTTTACATTACAACTAATTTGTTAAACGGAAAGCAGTATATAGGTGATCACTCAACTAATAATTTAAATGATAATTATTTAGGAAGTGGACGCCCTTATTTCCAAAATGCACTTAATGAATATGGATTACAAAACTTTAAACGTGAAATACTTGAATTTTTTAATACTAAAGAAGAAGCTTTTAATGCGCAGGAAAAATATATTCAAGAATATAATACACTATATCCTAATGGCTATAATTTAAGTCCAATTGGAGGCGTAGGTTTTGTTGGATGTTTTTCTGAAGAAACTAAAGAAAAAATGAGTAAATCCCGAAAAGGAAATAAAAATGGAATGTTTAATAAAAAACACACCGAAGAAGCTAAAAGAAAACAAAGTAATGCAAGAAAAGGAAAAGACCCTTGGAATAAGGGCAAAACAAAAATTTATAAAGAAGAAACTATTCAAAAATTAAAAAATATTTCTCATAAAGGAGAAAAAAATCCTATGTTTTCAAAACATCATAAAAAAGAATCTTTATTAAAAATGTCTAATACAAAAAAAGGAAAAAAACAAATCCAAGTGCAATGCCCGTATTGTAATAAAATTGGTGGCATTGCTGGTATGAAACATTATCACTTCGAAAATTGCAAAAATAAAGAGGGGAATTAACCCCTCTTTTTAAATTTCAATTTTATTAATTTGTTCGATAACTTGATCAATATTTATTTCGGCAGTTGTTGCTTTCATGTAAATATCTTGTGTATATCCAAATAAACGATAAGTTTTATCATTTTCTTTAATATTAACAGTAGGCCCGTATCCACAAATATTAACAATGTAAAGATATGGAGTACCATATTTATTGCAATATTCCTTGTATGAGTTAAGAGCATTATCATGTGATTGTTCGTCTGAAATGATAATAATTCTTTCATATCCTCCTTGTCTTAAGAGTTCAGGAAAAATAGTACCCCATACAGTTCCACCGTGCATAGCGCTACTAAGTATTGATTTCTTTATAGTGTTAACACTGTCAGTAGGATTAAATGTACACATACGGCATGAATTTGCGAATGTATAAACATCTGCGTTTAAACCTTTTGCAAAAGTTGCACCAATTAATGCTGCCTTATCAAGTGCACTAGCGATACCTCTTTTGTGTTCTTCTAAAGAAATCTGTGTTGACATAGATCCAGACGAATCATATACTACGGCTGTTTTACGTTCAGGCATAAGTTCTTTTAAGTTAGGAATTGAACGTTCATACGCAGTATTAAGAGCTATTAGTACTTTTCCCAACTGTGTTGGACGAAATTCGCTCTGAAGAACTTCGTTACATAAATCTATTTGGTGTGGCCATACAAGTGACTTACGGATAAAATCCTTTTGCACAAGAAGTTCACATGCCTTATCAAGTAATTCAGTATTGTTTGTCTTAAGAATATTTCTTAAGTTACGAAGAAGCGCAAGGTAACCAATTTTCTTAGTTTCAATAAGCTCCTTATAGTTATCAGTTTTGGCTTCATTAAGTTCATTCTTTGCTTCTTCAGCAGAAATTTCGCCCTTCTTTACCTTTTCTGCGACAATTTTACCTGCTTCAGTATTCTTATCTTCTACAGTATTAAATTGCTTAAGAAGACCGAGTACAAGAGCCATAAGAGTTGGGATAGTTACCTTTCCGTCCTTAACTTCAAATGCTGTCTTTTCGAACTTAGTTCCCATCACAGCCTTTTGAAATTCAGCTACGTCAATATCAACAGTACCTTGGATCTTAGTTTGTAATGGATGAACAAGGTTAACAATATCAACAAGTGAAATAGCACGTGACTTCATTTGATACTTAGCAAGAGAATATGCATCCGAATTTTCAATTGCATCCTTAAAACCCTTCTTTATAGAGTTAGGAATTGGAGCATCTACACCATTCTTGGCCTGATACACTGCGAGAATTTCAGCCATATCATCAAGACGATAGACAATACCGCCTTTGTTAGCGTTACGTTCACGCTTTGAGTAAAATCTCTTTGCAAGTTCAGTACCTGTAAGATATGGAAGTAATTCAATTGCACCCACATGAGTTACAGAACGCTGTCCGAAAATCGTACGTGCGTAAACAAGTGCCTTAGCTGCGAACAAAGCGTTCTTTGATGCTACAGTGTTAAGAACTGACTTGAAACGAGTTTCACGTTCAGTTTCTCTTTCGTAGTAGGTATTGCTTAATCCGGTTGCAAGTAAACCTACCAATTCCTTTTCAGACTTCTGAGTGTAACCCTGTCCACCCTGGTGAGTGATAACTGGCTTAACTTCTGGATTGCTGATTCTCTTTTCATTGTACTTTGCCATAATGACCTCCTTTTTTACTATTGAGCGACGTTGCCCAAAGAATTATTTTTATTTATTGTTTGTTTCGTTTAATTTTTCTTGCATTGCTTTGTAATTGAAAACTATTCTTGCGAATTGAATTATTTCTGGGATTTCCCAGGGCTCAAATTCATCGAGAATTTTAAAGCTTCCAAAAACATCTTTGATAACTATTGCGTTATCGATAATTTGTAACTTGTTCATTACAGTTGGTTTTAAAAACAAAAGCCCTGAGATTATTTTCCCAGGGCTTTTAATATGTTTATGACCGTTTCCAGCCAAATATTAAAAATGTTGGGAAATGTGAGATGAGTCGTTTTTTTACATTTTCAGGTTGTACGAAGTAACTCGGTCTCTTACCACAATCTATTTGTATTATATATCACTTTAAAAACAAAAAGTTTTAATACTTAATGTTAAGATTTTGTTAAAGTATTTATTAATCACCATACGGATTTAAATCAAAACAAAATTCATATTCATTAAGATTTCCTCTTTTTAATGTTGATAGTGTTGAATTTGCATATGAAATTGATAATTCTATACCACTATCTAAATAAAAATAATCATGCTTACACATATACTTCCATGAAAAACGTCTTTCATGTTCATAGTTTTTTTCTTTTAAATCGTTAATAACGATTTCTCTTTTATCCTTTAATCTAAAATCTACATGGATTTGATTAAAATAGTTGTCAACTTCAAGTAAATAAGCCATAATAAAGTTTTTTAATTGTTAAAGATTCTTCATTTAATGTTTAAATCTTAATGTAAGTAAATATAACAAAAAAATCTAAAACAAAAAAATAAAATCTGTTAAAAAATTGTTAAAATTGTAAAACTTTTATCTAATGAAGATATATAATACAAGATAACCTTGTGATTGAGGGTTTAGTGCTCAAATGGAGCATTGGAGTTGGAGAAATACCAACGAATAAATTCTCAAATATAAAATAACGTAAGGAATATGACAAAAAATGTTTATTTTCAAAGGGTAACTGCGCCCACAGCATTTGTCACCAAAGGTCGACAACGAGTAAAACAGTATGACAACAAAATTTTTCTCCGTTCTGGAGATGAATTTGAATTCGAACTTTTTAATCCCAAATCAGAAAAAGTTTTAGCAAAAATCAAGTTAAACGGAAAGTACATAAGTGATTCTGGCATAGTGTTACGTCCTGGAGAACGAGTGTTTCTTGAAAGATATCTTGATGAAGCTAGAAAATTTCAATTTGAAACATACGAGGTCGAAGAAAGTAACCCAAATGTGCAAGAAGCCATCAAAAATAATGGCGATGTAGAGGTTGAATTTTATGATGAGTACAAACAACCCGTTATATCACCGTGGACTATAACTTATACATCAAGTCCCAATTGGGAACAGTATAAGGGAACAGCTCAGCCGTTTACATATACATCAGGTAATACTGGATGTAAAGGAATGACTGATTTTTCTGGTTCAATGACTATAGAAAACGCAAGTTCTTCAGTAATGTTTTGTTCTACAACAGACACAGCTAAATTGGATGCAATTGAAACAGGAATTGTAGAAAAAGGAGAACACTCAAATCAAAGCTTTAACGCAGATTATAGCTCATTTAACAGCTATTGGTCTCATAGAGTAGTTTGGAAAATTCTTCCTGAATCACGAAAGCCAATTGTAAAAGAGGACCTTAAAATCTTCTGTACAAATTGCGGTGCCAAACGTAAAAAATCAGCGCACAAGTTCTGCCCAAATTGCGGAGCTAAATTTTAACTAAATAGTAACTTCACAAGGTTATATAGAAAGAGGGCGAAAACCCTCTTTCGTGTTATAAAAGAATTTTGATTTTTTCTTCGAATACGCTTGCGGGAACAGCACCAGTAGTCATATTCAGTACCTTTCCATCTTTGATACAAAGTACGCAAGGAATGCTTCTTATAGAGAACGCGTTTGCACTTTCAGGATTATCATCTACGTTGCACTTAACAAATTCGATTTGTTCCTTATACGTTTCAGCTAATTTTTCAAGTATAGGAGCAACTGTATGGCAGGGCCCGCACCAAGGCGCCCAAAAATCAAGTACTACAGACTTTGCAGACTTTAACACAACTTCATTGAAGTTATTATCATTTACTTCTCTCATAAGAAAAAGATTATTTTAAATCATTAATAAGCTGTCTTGCTGCTATTTCTGCAGCCTCACGACTTTCAAGGAAATGGGAGTTTGTTCCAACGACGGTTTTCTCGTCTAAGGTTTTTACAACGAACTGAAAATCGTTATAAATGGGATGCTCGGTAATTGTTACCGAATATCCGCAGTACTGAAATGATGATTCATTCATGGTGATGTAATTAATTGTTGTCCGTTAAGGATTCGAACCTTAAATTTCGCCTCCAAAGGGCGACGTGTTACCGTTACACCAACGGACAATCCCTTATTTCGGGTTTCACAGTAGCAGGGGTAGGAATCGAACCGTTTTATACGACCTCGGGGTTATGAGCCCCGCGAGCTACCTACTGCTCTACCCTGCATATAATTTATTTTATATATAAAACATTTAAAAGTTTCACTTACTCGCTAAATACTTAAGAACATCGAAAGATGTATCCCAGAGATTTCTTTGAGCCTTTTCGATAGTTTCGCCTTCAGCAATAATTTCAGGAAAATCTTCAAAATACACAGTGAAACCTCCGTTTTCAAAATCTCTTATATAAATTTCATTTCCAAAATTTCCTATCCTAATTGTTTTAGCTTCTTTAGCTGTTTTAAAACATTCATCAATATCGTTATTGATAACACTATCAATAGCATTTTTAATAGCATTATCAATAGCATTAGAAAATTCGGGACATATGCGCTGATCACCGCATGTATTACATTCATCTATGATTTTTCCACAAAAGGGACATTTCTTTAGTTTCATATCAACATTTTTATAATCAATAAAACAATAAATCCTATAACTCCTATTTTTAAGAGCCACTCAGATATCCTGTATTCACATGAATGGTCTCTATTGAGATATTCTTCTTGTGTCATACAAAGTTTTTTCATATCAGTTTTGAAATTGCGTTATCTTTCCACGATAATTAAAATCATATTTGCTGCATTCGTATGCATTTTCACCAGAACTTAGTTCATAAATATCGTCTATGATAAAAACAGAATACGTAGTTATATCTTCGACATTTTTTACCATAAGATATTTATCACCAACATTGACTTTATCGCTACTAAATCCGCTTTTAAATTTATTCATTTTTATTAGTGTTTATTCTTTCCATTCCTCGGGCCAATTATCCAAATCAAGTACAGGTTTTTGAAAAGCCTTTGCCATGAGTTTATAAGTTTCTTCTAAATCTTTATATGAATCCCAATCTTTGACACTTGTATCTGAATATCCTGTTGGCACTCCCTGAGAATCATAATACACTTCTATTACTGAAAATAAGCGCTCATCTGATTGATTCGCAAGTTCAGAATTAGTTTTTCCGAAATTCTTTTTATAAGAATACATCTTTGTTCCTATTCGATAGTTCCACCAACTCATATGATTAAATTTTTAAACTGTATCTTCGTTAATTGTATGAATTTTTTTATGAATTTCAACTTTCCATGTACGCATATCAGTTGAAACTATAACTGTATCAATTTCAGTACTAATTAAAGGCATGTCTATCGCATTTTTATCAGTACAATCAACATACCTTACAACAATGGGTTTTTCTTTAGCGCATGAAAGAGCTAAAATTAAAATGATGATTAAAAAGAATTTTTTCATAAGTTATTCATATAATTTATGTTAGTTATGTTTTTATTTTATATATTTCAAATTATATGAATTTCTTTAGTAGCTCGGGTGGGATTCGAACCCACACTAATCCGCTTTTGAGACGGATGCCTCTGCCTGTTGGGCTACCAAGCCAAAAAATCCTCTTTCGAGGATATACAGCTTACTCAGCCATTACAGTATCAGTAGCAACAGTATCAACAACCTCAGTTGTATCTACTTCAGCTTCTGTTGCGGGAGCTTTCTTATTTCCGCATGCACTAAGTACAAGAACTGCAATAACTGCAATCATTAAAAGAACTTTTTTCATAGTGTTAATTAATTTAAAATTTATTTTTGTTTACTATTTTTATATATCATTTAATGATGCAAGTTTTATAGAAGAAATTTATATCATTTTCTTCTTTATTCTTTTGTAGCTCTGATCGGAATCGAACCGACACGGACTTTTGGTCCATTGGTTTTTAAGACCAACGCGTACTACCTATTTCGCCACAGAGCCATTAATTTTGTACTGCCGGCCGGAATCGAACCGAGCGAATACAGGAGTGAAAGTCCTGCGAGTTAACCACTTCTCCACGGCAGCATTTATTTTCAGCGATTCTTAAGAAGGTAGAATCGCCGTGAAACGATTTTCTCAAATGAAATCGTCTATCACCAGAGTGCCAACCCACTCCTTGACTGTTTTAACGCCCGGTTGGGGTCGCCTTATCAGTTAATCACCTTTATCATTATGTTAAAGAACATTTAGTGCCGCCGGAGGGACTCGAACCCCCACGCCTCGAAAGGACCTGATTTACAGTCAGGCGAGCCAACCAATTGCTCAACGTCGGCTTTCAAACCATTTTTTCATCTAAGAAATTGTTATACAAGTATTTTTCTTTTTATATTGCTAATATAATCAAAATTCTTGAATCGAGAAAATATTTTAGCAATTTTTTTCTTGTTTAGTTTCTAGTTCTAATTGTTCTTCTGTGAATATATGTAGCATTCCGTTATCTATCATTTCGGCCACTAATCTTGTTTGTCCCTTTGTATTCTTGAAAATTGCCACAATTATTCCCGGAAATTTATATCCTTTAGGCTTGTATACCCTATCTCCTACTTTAAATTTATTCATATATTTTTTATTTTAAATTGTCGAGATGAGAGAATTCGAATCTCCGACCTCTAGTCCCCCAGACTAGCACTCTAAACCAACTGAGCTACATCTCGTTTTTAGTCGGGATGGCGGGACTCGAACCCACAATCCCCGCATCCCAAATGCGGTACCTTGCCAATTAGGCCACATCCCGAATTTTTGTGCCCAAAGAGGGATTCGAACCCTCAGGTGTTTCAATGTTTGCCGTAGGTTCTTAGCCTACCGTCTTTGCCTATTTGACTATTCGGGCAATTTGTTTGTGCCCAGAGAGGGATTCGAACCCTCAATGCTCGTAGAGCACCTGCTCCTAAGGCAGGCGAGTTTGCCTATTCCTCCACCTGGGCATTTGTGGAGCCTTCTGGGATCGAACCAGAATCTCTGGATTTTCAGTCCAGCGCGTTGACCAACTCTGCCAAGACTCCATTTTCTTGGCACGTGATTTGTATCCGTTACGCTCCTATGAGCTGCCAAGATTTTGTTGCCCCACCTGGAGTCGAACCAGGATAGACCTAGCTTCAAAGGCTAGCGCGATAACCATTACGCTATGGGGCAAATTGTTGTTCTCTTAGAATTCGAATCTAAACTGACTGCTTCAGAGGCAGTAGTGCTAACCATTACACTAGAGAACAGTTTTAGTTGAGAAATTTGATTAAAGTATATTTCAGTTCCAGTTATCGAAGTAACTTTATATCTTCACTACAACTAAATTGAGGCCACGGTGGGAATCGAACCCATTACACCGGTTTTGCAGACCGGCCCACATCCATTGTAGATCATGGCCAGGTGTTTCAATATATCAAAGATCGTTTAAATTTTCTATACAAATATAATCAAATTTTTTAAAATAAAAATTATTTTGATAACTTTTTTCATTTTTTAAAGAACATTTCAATAAAAAAACCCTCCGTTATCTGCAGAGGGTTCAAGAAAAGTGTATATGATTATATGATTCGCTCTTACGCTTTACTCAAGTCCTCTACTGTTAGAAAATAAAATAACGGTAGTTGCTCACATTGTTCTGGGAGTTGAGAAAAGTTATATGTGTAATTACGGATCATCAATATATCTTTAGTAGTTTATATATCTAAGCCAAATTTTATAAATTATATAACATAATGTATGAAAGTTTCATTTATCCTAAAAATAATTAAAAAGTAGGTTTATATCCGCCTTTATAGGTTTTATCGAATAGAGATATTCCCGTGTCTTTTATGAATTTGTACGATGTTTCTGCGAAATCTATATCTATACGTGATGATAATCGATATCTACGATTAAACCAATTATCGTGTTCTTTAGGCGCATTAACATAGCTATCATCTTTTTCAGTGATTTTTTGTGTTTCTATATCGCTTCTTTCTATAAATTTAGTGTAAGTATTAGCTAATTTTAAATTTATCATCTTTTTTCTATTTGGTATTAGCCAATTATCAGGATACATTAAATCCATGATAGCTTCATACATACGATATCCATACCCTTTTATAGCTGCAATTTTCGTAATTTCCCAATCATTGTTAATATAATGTTCGCTTTTAATGTATCCAAGACAATTGTTTTTTAGCATTAAAACAATGTAAACAATTTTTTGCTTTTCATCAAAATGATAAAAGAATCTAAGTTCAGATAAATTGTTTTCGAATAAATATGTACTAAACCCTATAAACGTATTCATAAAAAATTTATATATTTTTATTGAAAACTTTAACTAGATACAATTCTTCTTGTCTATTTAAAAGTTCTTCATAAAGTCTATCTTTAAGATCTCCGACATTTAATAATTTTCGTTTTTTTGCAGACTGAATGTATTTATCTACAAGTATTTTGCAGTCTTCTATTTGGTTTAAATCTTGACAAGAATTAATTGTTTTTAATGCCTTTTTTACGGGCAACATCGGAGTCTTTTTCATTTAATTATTTTTATTTTTAGGGATTTCTCCAAAAAGCTGTAAGAAATTCCTTTTCATTTTTGTAAATTGATATATCTACATTATTTTTTATTATAAAATCAAGCCATAAATGTTCTAATGCATCTACTTGCTTAAGATTTCCTGTTTTATATTTTTCAACCAAACTTTGAATAATTACCCAATTATTGGAAATTTCTAAAATTACGTCATTATATTTTATATATTCAGGTGTTTGTGATTCTTGCTGAGATACTTGTGGGCCAAAAAATCCTTGAAAGAAATGTTGTCCTGGTCCAAATGCATTCATAATTTATTTTTGTTTAAACATTAATCACCAGTGTAATCGCCACTTCCCTTTTCATCATAATATCGAGAAATTGAATCTACTCCTCGTTTATATTCTTCATCCCATTGTTTGTTTCCTTGAAGTTTCCAATATGATGGTCTTACTTCGACCAAATCACCTTCAGTTCCCCAATACTTTATAAAATTTTTATACCATCTTTCAAAGGCATTTTGTGTTTTAATTTGTTCATGCGCAGAAAAATTAATAGGTAAATTGGAAACACTAAAATTTTCTTTAGGCTTTATTTTATTCCATGTCACATCTATTAATGGAATTCGTCGTTGTTCGTTTAAATTTTCAAATACGTATTTCATGTTCTTAATCTCCCATGTATCTTCCCTTGCCATAACCTACTGCATCAGCAGTTAGATTTCTTTCTACACTATATTTTTTATTGTCTTTAATATCTGAAAAGCCCCATCGATTAAATGTTAATTTACCTTCAGAACCAAATCTTTCTTTAAATTGTTTAAGATAATTTTCAAGATCTTTTGCGTTTCTAACTGTTATATCACTATAAAATCCTGGGTCCGGAAGAACTTCATATTTTAAAACATAAGGTGCAATATTTTCCCATGTTACTGTACCGTCACACAAATCTTTAATTAAAAAAGCTGCCGGTTCGCTTCTTGTAATTGATTCTCTAACTAATTTTTTCATAATTATTTTTTATTTTATTTAAAGAAACTATTTAATGCTTTTTTTAAGTCTTCATAGGTATATTTCCCAGATAATGCTCCGGCTAAAATAGTTCTTGAGTTTGAGCCACCATATAGATCAACGTGATCAAATCCAAAATCCTTTGCTCCACCAAAATTAATGTTTTTTATTTTATTTTATTTGTTCATAGATTGCTTAAGTAATTTAACTACTTTAGTGTGTCCTTCTTCATTTGCCCAACGTAAGGCTAAATCATTTTTAGCATGAACATCAGCGCCTGCATCTAATAATAACTTAACAACTTCTATATGACCGTTTGCACTTGCCCATCGTAAAGCGTAATCATCATTAGCATGAACATCAGCGCCTGCATCTAATAAAACTTTAACTACTTTTACGTGACCATAGTAACTTGCCCATTGTAAAGCCCAATCATCATTAGCATGAACATCAGCGCCTGCATCTAATAAAACTTTAACTACTTTTACGTGACCATTATCACTTGCCCACCGTAAAGCCAAATCATTATATGCATGAACATCAGCGCCTGCATTTATTAGTGATTTAACTGCTTCTGTATGACCACGTCTACTTGCATTTATTAAGGCTTTATCTTTTTTTTCCTGAGACATGTCTTCAAAATATTCTATAAAATTTTGTGACATATCCTCAAACAATGATTCTCTAACTAATTTTTTCATAATATTTTATTTTATTTTATTTTTTAGGCCACATTCTTTTGAAAAAACTTTTTTTCATTGAATATTTACTTGTTTTATTATATAAAGTCTGAGGGTTAGAATCTGCATCAATAGCAGTCCATATTTCCCAGTGCATTCCAAAATCTGAGAAAGAATAATAACAGTATCCTGCATCACCCCACTGAACACTCCACGAATTTCGAATAATAAATTTGTCGCGAAGATAACCGGCAACTGTAACTGCATGACCTCCCATCGTCTGTTGTCCAGTAAAATCAGGCTTCCAAAATTCCATTTTATTGGGGTTATAAACTGGAAATGCTATGTAACAAGGACCATTAGCAAATAAAGCTTTCTTTAAAGAATCAATCGTGTTAACTTGGGCATAACCTTGTATTTTATATTTTGCTGCAATTTCTTTAAGACCTTCTCCTATAGGCTTAAATGTTCCGTAAGGATAATTATTTTCAGGGACAATTCCGATTTTATAAAGAATTTCCATAGTATCTCGAGGATACATTCCTTCACTTCCTTGATTAGTTCTTAAGTTATACACAAACTGAGGAGACATATAATATTTAAACTTTACGTCTGCTTCCTCTTGCCATTCTTTCATTGCTGCAGCAGTTTGTGCCGAACAAGTTCCTTGATCACCTTGATCACGAACTTGTCTCATGTTTTTACGTAAGTCCCATTTCTCCGGCAACGTTACAGTATCTGGATAAATTGTCTCAAGAAGATAGTCTCGGGGATCATCGGGAGATTTCTGAAGATTAAACTTATATTTTGTTGCATCTATCATAACCTACGCTTATTTTTATTTTATATATTCATTTAAAACGAATACAAAATAAACCCTCCGAGAGTCACTCAGAGGATTTTAAAAATAAAAGTATAGTTATCTATAATACAAGAAACTATAAATTAAATAACTTATAACTCTTGTTCATTTGATTAGTATTGCACTAATCAAATCTTTCTGAAACTTTGAAAGTTTCAAGTGGCGGATTATAATCGCCCATAAATTTT